TACTCTATCATCTTCATATGCCATGGTATTATGTGGAGACATTTACTGAATATCCCTTTTTATTGCTTTTTACAATAATGGCATTATCCGGCAATCGATTTCCGATTCCCTTTTTGGGGATATTTACGGAACAGACTCCACCATTTCAATTTCAATACGCCAAACAGTGCTTCCCCGAAGATAGAGGAGTTCATCTTGGAAGTGCCTAATACACGATTGATAAAAATAATGGGGACTTCCACGATTTTATAACCACACTTATATGCCGTAAACTTCATTTCTATCTGGAACGCATATCCTTTGAAATGGATACGATCCAAATCGATCGTCTCAAGCACCTCACGACGATAGCATTTGAAACCGGCTGTCGTATCCTGTACTTTCATTCCAGTAACAAAACGAACATATACGGAAGCATAATAGGACATCAACACACGTCCCAACGGCCAGTTCACGACATTCACACCGTTACAGTAGCGGGAACCGACTGCGACATCACCACCCTGTTCCATACAGGCCGCATATAATTTGGGAAGATCATTCGGATTATGACTGAAGTCTGCATCCATTTCGAATATAAAATCATATTTATGTTCTATTGCCCATTTAAATCCGCAGATATAAGCCGTACCCAATCCTAACTTACCTTTACGTTCCACCATGAAAAGGCGTTCGGGGAACTCTTTTTGCAACCGTTTTACAATACCTGCCGTACCATCGGGCGATCCATCATCTATAATCAAAATATGAAATTCTTTCTCCAACCCAAATACAACCCGAATAATATTTTCTATATTCTCCTTTTCGTTATACGTGGGAATAATAACAATACTGTCTGACATATATTTTAATCTATTAATTTCTAATCATTTACATATATGACTGTAAACTATTTGTAAACCACCCTCCAAAGTTACATATTTTTTCTGTGTAAATCTATCATCCAGTTAGCCCATTCATCCGTCCCGTAAGCCGGAATATCGAACCACTCCTTTTCCCTCAATTGCGGCAATAGTTGCATAATCTGATCCAGTTCATTCCGGAACCGGAAAACCTCTTCTTCCGTCAGCTTTACCGAATAATGTTTCTTGCATTCCTTTAATCCAGGAAAAGACTGGAGCAATCCCATAATCTCGGAGAAAGCGGAAGATTGACCTTTGTCTATCTTTAATGTGATTCCGGACATCTTTCCTCCATCTTTTCAAGTTGATATGACAATAGAGCATTTTCTTGCTCTAAGGCATTACACCGGCTAACAGCTTCCTTGAGCTGCTTCCGGAGTGAGGCTATTATTTTGTCTTTATCTTCCATCTATTTATATTTTAAATTAAAAGTTATGACAAAAAATTGTATCTTATATGATTGCTTTAATGCAATAGATGATCATTATCAAACTCTCATCTGTACATTAATAGATTCCAGAAAATCAATTTTAGTAAACTCGCTTAGTTTCAATTTATTAATGAGAGGATTTTTTGCTAATGAAGCTTACTATCGTTACTTATTTCATCATTCATATTATTTATCACTCAAATACCATTATGATGAAATAGAGAAAATTATTTACTTAAAGGAATAATCATCTATTAATTAAGCCCTTAAGCATACTTTCTCTAATTATGGCTTTAGGTGCAAATTTCTGAACTATAGACTCAACTATCACCTTTTCTGCCTCCGAACAGATAGGGCTAAGTGTTATTTTCATTTTTGATAATAATTCAGGATTTATTTCTAAATCAAAAAAAGAAAGCTTGGGAGGGATTCTATCATATACAGCCTGCATAATTCGTTTTGGCATCTGGTTTATGTCTATATCTCCCCAAATATTAGGTAAAATAGTCAATGTGAAACGATGTTCTTTTTGAAAAGCCCAACATTTTCGTTTATATAAGCCTATCTTTTTTAGATTCATTTTCATTGCTCCTTCCCCATTTCCCATATCTTGTATTTGCACAACATCTCTCATTTCAGAAAATGGATTATCCACATATAATACTTTCTTAAAGAACATTTCCGAATCATTAAATGAAGGAACTACTAAGTAATCTTTCGTTACTATCTTTTCAATCGGCAGTATTGAACTTTTTTCATTCTTCGAATATACATCAACTCCATAAAACCTTCCACTAGGAATATGATACTTTAAGAACATATCACTATCTAGGCTAATTCTTATTCCGTGCATCTCTTTACCAGCATACATTTTCCATAAAGGAATACTTTCCTCTTCACTATCGGTCCAACATGACACGAAAGTATAATAACTAAGTTGGATATTTTTACAGGATAATCCTGCTTCTTCGCTATCATCAACCTTATCAAGTCTTGTAAAACGTATCGTTTTATTTTTCAATATGAGAGCTAAATTCTCAATTGATGTATAATGATGTATCTCCATAACTCTTTTTTATTTAAACAACCCCAACGCCGTAGCAATATTACCTCTGCGATCACAGTTATTATGTTTACTATTTCCTTGTGAAAGGATAAGTCTACAATATTACATCCGCAACCACATGCTGCTTCACAATCCACAAACCACGCACCTGTTCAATATCGATATCAAAATCATCATGGTTCTCCCGATCTACAGACCGGGCTATCCAAAATCGCTTGGCCAAAGAGGGATCACTATAGCGACGCAAGATCTTAATATGACCATGATAATCTCCGGTCTGCTTATCTTCGACAACAATTCCGAATACATTCCCAAACGGAATTTGATTAGGGAACTCTTTCTCAAAGCTGAAACGTTTCAAAGCAATCCAGCAACCGGATGGATAGGCCGGAGCCATCGAATTACCTGCGACTTGGGCAATTGCTTCGCAATCTTTACAATCAGGTAAATACCAATATCGCTTTACAGAGTCTGTACTTCCTAACAACTCTGCATTTCCGCCTGAGAACTTGAAATCAACCTCTGGCAATAACTTTAATCCTTTCTCCATAGCTTCTTTATATTCTGTTTCGGTATTAATAACTAAGTTAGAACCAGACAATTCCAATTCCTTTTTATTGAAATAATCTATTATGATATTAGCATTCGCCAAAGTCGGTCTTGTATTTCCGTTTCTATAATTTCCTATAGAAGCTTCCGTTATACCCGTATCTTTAGCAATCTTATAATTTGATAAGGTTGAATTAGAAATCAGCTCTATCGCTTTCTGCACTATTTCAGCTTTACATAATTGCATACTTTAATATTTTAGTATATTTGCGAAAACATTTAATACTTGCCATTATGACAAACAAAGATTATATCAGACAATCATCTGGACTTCCACAAGAAGTTAGAACAGCTTGTGATACCATCTTTCTACATGAATATTACAAGTATATAGAAAAAGACATCAAGTCCTTCAATGATGGATTACGTCTTGGGCGTATCACCGCAAGGACGATCATAAACGAACTCAAGCTTGCTCAACAAAATATGAGTATTCCTTCCAGATAGATCATCAAGTAATAAAAACAGCTTATCAATATTATGTTGTTTTATATTCAATGTTTTAGCCACATTAACTTCTGAGTATACATCAATAAGACAACCTATAACTAAATCTATTGTATCTTGTTGGTTAACTCTAACCGCCATATCTAAACTATAGATAAGAGATGTTACATAGGAGCTAAGATCTTTCTTTGCAAGAAAATAATCTCTTAGCATGTCTATTATCTTATGTTGTTCACTAATTATACCTTTAACTGTTTTGGTTTCAAAGTCTTCAAAAGACTCTTTCATTTTTAATTCAAAAGCACTCCTTATCCTTTTCTCAACTGTCAAATAACTAACCGCAAAAAATACCGCAAGAGATGCTACCAACAAAGACAAAACACCGACCAATACACCCATCCAATCCACAGTCATTGGTTCACAGCGCAAAAGCACACATGATACAGAAATCAGACTGATAATCAGCGATAGTCCAGAAATAGCCAAAGATATCTTATTTGTCATAAATCTTAAATACTCTTAATTACTATAATATTTTAGCACAAAACCACATATACTAAAATATTATAGTGTATATTTGCACCTGTAATAATTAATACAACATCAAAGGTAAAGAAATTAGTATATATATAATAATGTAAGGAGGTAAAAAATGGAAAAATTAACCCTACAAAGTCATGGAGCAAGTGAGCTGTCTTTCAAAGACAGGTATGAAGCACTTGATAAAATCCCAACGCCCAAGCAGGAGTTCGTTCGCCGGATTGCTAATGCGACAGAGCGTACAGAACAAACTGTTTACAATTGGTTAAGAGGCACATTCAGCCCCGATAAGCTTTGCAAAAAGGCTATATCTAAAGAATTAGGCGCACCTATAGAAATTCTTTTTCCGGAGGGAGAATCATGCATGCAATAGAATTCTATACCACTCCATCCGGTGAAGTAATCATCAAAGAACAGGGACAGCCGGAGCGCCAGTTAAAGGAATCGGATACCGACTTTATTCAGCGTTTTCTAGAGGTGCTGGAAGAGTTCTATCCGGAAGCTTACACGGCACTCCGTAAATATTACGCCCGTTACGACGGGAACAAATGCTATCGTGATTTCCTGGCTGTACGCAGGTTTATCAAATGCAACTTCGGACTGTATGACAACATGATCGATATCGATGAGAACTGGAACTTCAAGTTTGAATTTGTCGGTTGTCCGCTGCGTGGAGAATGCGATGGCTTCAAGAAAATCTGTGAACCGAAGTTCAACAGCACACTTTCAGACAGTCAACTTAGGGTGATGGAGCTTTGCTACTATGGCAAGAAAGACGAAGAGATTGCGGAAGCGCTTTTTATATCGTCCCACACCGTAAAGAATCATCGGAAGAACGTGTTCCGAAAACTCTCGATACACTCTATGGCGGAGTTTATGCGATATGCAAACGAAAAGAATCTTTTTAAAAGCGAATAATCATGCAGACCGACACAACCTATCCAAACATTCCTTCTTTTCGGAAAATCGAACTTGAATACCTCGCTTGGCAAATCACCAAGATACAAGCCGGAACCAGAGAGTTTATCGGACAAAAGGAAGCACGTATCCGCTTTGGACGGAAGAATGTGGAGCGATGGGTCTCGGAAGGTACTTTACAGCGTTACAAACGGCCGGGCAAAATCGAATACAGGTTGGAAGACTTGTATAAATGCGCCCTGAATCCATACGATTACTAAATGAATTATTAACACGGCAAGGCACTCCAGGTAAAGGGTTATCGGAGGATGTTTACAATATAAATCCAACTCGCTATTTCAAAGACAAGTAAACGGCTTTTGCCAATTAATCATTGATGTATGAAAACAAATTACTGGAAACTCGCTCAAGTAGCGAGGTGGGGATTTTACATCCTGTTTGGAACGCTTGCCATACTTGGTATTATCGCTATTTGCTTGGGGTATTTCCAGCATATAGTTACGGCATCTGGTTGCGTGGCAATGGTTTACACGATAAAGAAACATTGGTAATTAATTTTTAAACAATAGAATCATGTCAAATCAAATTCAAATTAAAGTAGCTGAACTAAATCAGCTAAATCCGCTCATGATAGCGGATGATAGCCGGGTTGAACAGAAGTTCATACTCATGTACAATGCGATCTGGGGAACCGGCCAAGGAACACAGATTTATGAAAAGGAAAAATTCAACTTCCGGAAAATCTTACAAGACAAGCCGGAACTGCAAAGATGTTCTCCACTGTCCCTGTACGGCTGTTTCTTAGATATTGCCGTAAACGGCCTGTCTCTTGATCCCACAGGACGCCCCCACTGCTATATTCTTCCCCGCAGCACGAAGACCGGCTATAAGGACAACAATGGCAACGACATCTATGAACTGCGTGCTTACCTTTCCATCACCGGTTATGGGGAATTGGTTATGCGCCAGCGTGCCGGACAGGTCCGGTATGTAGATAATCCGGTTGTTTGCTATGAAGGTGATACATTCTCACCGGGATTGGTTGACGGAGTAAAGACCGTTACCTATCAGGCGGCCTGTCCCCGCAAATCAAATAAGGTGATCGGTGGTTTTATCCGTATTGTCCGCGCCGATGGGACTGTAGACTGGCATTGGATGATGGAGGGTGATATCAAACGCTTAGAGGCGTACAGCTACAAAAACAACCAACGTTGGAATCCGCAAACCCGTCAAAAAGAAGGTAAGGCGAATGCCCTCTATACTTCAAACGAAGGCGGTATCGATCCTGGGTTCTTGGAAAGCAAACTGATTAAACACGCATTCGACGGATATCCCAAAGTCCGGACCGGAAAGTTTACTGTATTCGAAACTCAAGAAGAACCGCAGGATATTGACTACGGATTAGAACAAACAACCGTTATTCAGCCCAATCAACCCGGACAGCAGCCACAAGTCCTCCAACCTCAATCGGAAAACCCTTTACAGGAATTCGGAGAGCAACCACAAGCGGAACCGGTACCCGCATCAGGTATAACAACCCCAATATCACAGGAAGATGAAGACGCCGGATTTTAATAAACTCGATCAATCACTTAAAAATTTATCACAATGGATACACAAGCTAACAATTCTCTTATTAAAGTGGAAGAATTCAATCAGATCATGCAATCGGCTCCTGCCACCTTGCAACGCAACCAAACTTCCGTATCGACATGTAACCAAGCCGGACAAACACTTCTGGACACCATTGAAGCGGAAGGAGGTATTAGCTCGGATGAACTGGATGCGAAGGTCTCAGAGTATTTGGCAAAGACGAAAATAACAATAGAAAACATGAACAAGCGTCGTAAACCATTGACGCAACTTCTGGCTACGGTCAGCAAGTCTTTTACCTCTTTGGAATCGGCTATCGACGTCAAATCGGTCACCACTATTCCTTATAAGCTCCAACAGGCCCGTAACAAATACGCGGCCAAGAAGATTGCCGAACAAAAACGACGGGAAGAGGAAGCCCGCCGTAAACAGATGTTGGAGAACGAAAAGGCTCAATATCGATCGGATATCTCTGTCATGTTGGATACAGCGTATGCCGCATACGTTGAAAAGCATATCAATGCACTAAACAGCATGTTCAACCGCGCTACTCTCGCTACCTACAACGATGTATGCCGACGAATATCCGAAACAAGTATAAATTTCTCCTGGAGTGCTTTTGTTGAAAACGTTTCTGACAACAAACAAACCTTCTATATGGACGCAGAAACCCGTAAGGCAATAAAAAATGAAGTCGCTATACAAAAGAAGAAAGATTTTACAGAACGTTACCGTTTTGAAATAGAGGGTACAAAGCAGGATTTGATCGACAAACTCCCCAGCCTCCGCAAACAACTGGAAGAACAGGAAGAGCTACGCCGTACCAATGCGGTTGAAGCTGCCCGTATGGAAGAAGAGCGAAAACAACAGGAAGCGGAAGAAAGAAAAAAGCAGGAAGAAGAACGCAAACGCCGGGAAGAAGAGGCTAAGGCCAAAGCGGCTGCTGAAAAGTCTGCTGCCGAAGTACAGGCAGCATTTGATTTCTCAGCAGCCAGCATGTCCCCTACTCCAACGAAAGCCAAGGTCAAGAAGAAGATCCAGATAACCAATCCACAAGGATTCATGCAGGTATATCAGATGTGGTTCATGCGCGAAGGAATCAATATGAGCATGGAGGATCTAGAGAAGGTACATAAGAAGATGATTACCTACTGCGAGAAAGTTGTGAATAAGGACGGAGAGCAAATCCAATCCGCATATGTAAAGTATATCGATGATGTAACAGCCAAATGATATGAAAAAGAAACTCTATCTGTCCTCATGGATAAACTTCGGAAAATACAGACGCGAGCCAAGTATTCTGAAAAAGATTCTCGATACGGAAGAGGGCCGCAAATGGTTCCGGTGGCTGATGGATAACACCTACAATTTCGAATTTGACTTTGCAGTCATTGAATATCTAAAACTCAAGGAAGAAGATGCAAGATATGTATTACCAACGGTCGGAGGTTAGCAACTCGGACCTTACGGAACTAAAGAACCTCCTCTATCCCCGTATTGGGTACGGGGATAAGGAGAAAGCCTTCAAATTCGGCAGCCTAATCGATGCGATGATTACCGAACCGGAAAGGGTCAGGTATGACAAACGCATGGTGGACGATATATTGTATTCCGGCGAGGATTGGGAACTGGCAGAAGCCATGAAGAAGTCCCTCCGCATGGAAGCCCGACACGATCCTTTCCTGGCCCAAGTGCTTGCTAAGGCGGAAACTCAACGATTCATGGTCAATAAGAACCAATGTTTCCAATATGGCAACTTCAAATACACGCTCGATACCCGGTGCAAATGGGACTGGTGGCTTCCGACCTACGGATTTGGGGGAGACCTGAAAAGCACTTTTGCCAGCACACAAAAACAATTCGATGAAGCTATTGACTTTTTCGATTGGGACCGTTCCCGCGCCTGGTATATGGATATCGCAGGCAGTCGGCAGGATTTCATCTATGGTATCTCCAAGAAAAATCAAAAAGTGTTCAAAGCATTCATTAAACGAGGCGATACGATTTACCAGAAAGGTAAAGAAAAATACGAAGAACTTGCCTTCCGGTGGTGGATGCTGTTCGGTTGAAAATAAATAGGATATCCTTTTTTTCGGAAGATATATTTTAAAGACAAACAGACATGAATTTAAACATCACACCCATAGATAAAATATCCAACGAGTTGGCAGCTATTGATTCCTATCTGAATATTACCATGAGTGAAGAAGTCCAAGAAGCTGTCCTACGTGGAAACGACCTTGCCGTCTATATCGCCCGGACCGGGAAACTGTTAGCAGATGCCAAATACCATCTGAACGGGAAAAAGAAATCGGAAGTCTTCGATACGTTACGGGAAACAGCCTCACGTGCCGGGGCTACCTCCAAGGCAGTAAATGCTATCATTGACAGTCTGTGCAAAGATGAACAATATCTTGTCGATTGGTGTGAGCGTTTGAACCGGACCGCGACTCATCAACTGGAATGGTGTCGCACTGTAATCAGTAAAGCAAAAGCAGAAATGGCCTTAGCGCCCCAAAGTTATAACAATCCTAAATTTTAAAAAGTATGGAAGATGAATTAGTAAAAGAACAACCTGTGTATGAAATTCAAAAAGTTAAGCTCAAGAACAACCAGGTAACGGCAGATTATACAGAGCGATTTGTAGAAGCAAACTACAAGAACGAAGTAACCAAATCATCCCAGCAATTCGTTCATCCGGACCTGTTATATGCCATGAGTTTGTTAAAGACTCATGCCGTCAAGATTTGCGAAATGCAAGAAGCCGGAGTTGTAAATATCGAAAATCCTTCGGATGATGATCTGAATGAGAAACTGAAAAATATCGTTGTCACGGGGTATAGCAAAGGTGGATCAGACGAATCGGCCGGTGTTTCTATCCAGGCACAAAAGCTATTGAAAAGCGGACAAGTCCTTAACCTTTCCGTCCCGTTTACAAAATTCGAAGACGAATCCGGCGAGGGATATCCGTATGGGGATGCTTTAAAACAGACGATCAACCGACTTGACTACGAAGTGGATGCTTATCTGTTCGGTGGAAAATATGGAATCAAACAAGAATCGTTCGATTTCGATGTTCCTGAAGAATCCGACATTACCGGAGAAGCAGAGCCGAAGCCGAAGAAACGCGGCCGTAAGAAAAAAGCAGAAATGGAGGAAGTCGCCGAAGATATAAAAGCGTTTGACGAATTTGCATAACACCTACCACTATGACAATTACACTGCAAAATACAGAGAAAGGACAATGTTATGCGGTGAAGTTTGACAGATACCACCAGCAGGTTGTAGACAAGCTGAAAAGCTCTGTTTCCATCCGCTGGTGGGACAAACAAACGGGCGCATGGCTAATTCCGGCAACCAACAAATGCAAAGCAGAATTGGATCAATTGACTTATTATGTCCGCCATTTCGAACCGGTACAGTGGGGAACGGTTGCCCAATCACAGACAGAGGAAGATGTTGCATTCCAAATACCGGAAATGCCGGAACTGGACGGAGATCATGGATTGAAAATACAGCCTTACCCCTACCAACTGCAAGGAATCGCACGAGGCTTACAACTGAAACGGTTTATCAATGGGGACGATATGGGCTTGGGCAAATCATTAGAGAGTATCGCCACTATCAACAAGGCCGACGCCTTCCCCTGCCTGGTAATCTGCCCGAATGTTGTCAAGATCAATTGGCAAAGGGAATGGCATAAGTTTACAGACAAGAAAGCGATGGTATTAACCGATTCCGTCCGCGATAGCTGGCCTTTCTTCTGGCAGACAGGTATGAACCAGGTTTTTATCGTAAACTACGAAAGCCTACGAAAATACTTTGTCCGACGGATCACGAAAGCAGAGAAATGGACATTGAAAGATGTCGAATTTCACAACACGATCAAACTGTTCAAGTCCGTGATAATCGACGAAT